AACTTTTGAACATACTGGTCGAATAGTTTTAACAAATGAAGATCATTTAGTAGCTGTATGTGCATCAACTGCGTCAGTTGATGTAGTGGTAAGCTATTTAGATCAAACAAGATAAGAATAGTAATTATGAGCGGAATCGTAGGAAGTAAACTTAATATCAGAGGCTCTGGTAGGATAGCCAAACTTGGCACCGATGGACAGGTTTTAACAAGTTCTGGTGCTGGTGTTCAGGCAAATTACGAAGATGCGGGTGGAGGTGGTGCTATTGATTGGCAAACAGGAGACATTAAAACATCAACTTTTACAGCTGCAACTGGCGAAGGTTATTTTTGTAATACTACTTCAGGTGCTTTTGAAATGGATTTACCAGCAGGTTCTGCTGCATCAATAGTGGCAGTTCAAGATTATGCAAATACATTTGATACATATACTTTAACAGTTGATCCAAATGGATCAGAAAAAATAAATGGTGGTTCAGCAGGAGATCCTGTAGAGTTAACAACGGAAGGTCTAGGTGTAACTTTTGTTTATATAGATTCAACAATAGGTTGGAGAAGTGTTCAAAGTAATGAATATGCTACTGAAGGATCTATTCTTTATGTTGCAGCATCTGGTGGTAATCAACCAACTGCAACTGGTTGTATCGTATGTACAAATTATAAAGTCCACTCTTTTACAGGACCAGGTACTTTTTGTGTAACTTGTGGAGGAAGTGCTGGTGGTTCTAATACAGTAGATTATTTAGTAGTAGCTGGAGGTGCTGGGGGCTCAAGTGAGTCACAAGGATCAGGCGCAGGTGGAGCAGGAGGTTATAGAGAATCCCCTGGAACAGCTTCAGGATGTTACGCAGTATCGCCTCTAGGTGCGGCACCTGCGGTAGCATTACCAGTTTCAGCAACAGGTTATTCAATCGCGGTCGGTGCTGGTGGCGCAGCTGGAAATCCAGGTGCTTCAGGAGTCGATTCAACTTTTTCAACTATTACATCCGCTGGTGGAGGTGGAGGTGGAGCAGGAGGTTCTGGAGTTATTGGAGTCGCTGGAGGGTCAGGTGGCGGTGGCGGTGGAAGAAGCGCCAAAGCAGGAGGAGCAGGAAATACACCACCAACAAATCCAGCACAAGGCACGCCAGGTGGGACATCAACTCCCGCGTCAGGTCCCTCAACTGCAGATACTGGTGGAGGAGGCGGAGGAGCTACTGTAGCTGGAACCGCAGGTGGTCCTGGACCTAGCCCAGGTGGACCTGGTGGTACAGGTGCAACAAGTTCAATTGATGCAACTCCAACTGCAAGAGCAGGTGGTGGTGGAGGTGGTTCTCAAACTGGAACTCAGGGAACAGGAGGGACAGGTGGAGGAGGAAACTCTCCTGGAGGTGCTGGAACTGCAAATACTGGTGGCGGAGGTTCTGGAGGATCTACCTGTACTGCTGGAGCAGGTGGTAGCGGAATTGTAATTCTTAGATATAAATTTCAATAAAAATATTATGGCACATTTTGCAAAACTAGGTCTAAACGGAAAAGTTATTTCAGTATTAACACTAAATAACAAAGATATGCTTAACGGTGATGGTGTTGAAGATGAATCAGTAGGGCAACAATATTTGGAAAGACACAATAACTGGCCTGCTCAAATGTGGATTCAAACATCTTATAATACCCGTGATGGCAAGCATTACGATAATAAGACTGGAGAATTATCAGCCGATCAATCTAAAGCATTAAGAGGCAATTACGCAGGTATAGGTTATACTTGGGACGAAGATAATAATTTATTCTATCCTAAAAAACCCCATGCTTCATGGGTTTTAAATACATCCGAAGCTCAATGGCATTCACCAGTCGGTGATGCTCCAGCTTTAACTGCAGAACAACAAGCAGCTCTTTCCAGTTATGAATGGAATGAATCCAACCAATCCTGGGACTTGAAAACTCTATAACATAATATATAAAGGTGTGGTGGAAAAGAAAGTATTATCAGAAATAGATTTGTATTATGGTGATGTAGAGATGCCGAAAGGTTTTGAAATAGACCGCAACAAACTTCAATCAGACATTTTAAAATCACAAATTAATAATAAAGAATTTCCCTACTCACGAGCTTGGAACATGTTGAATACTTATATGAACGAGCATATTAAGATGAAATATGGCTTCCACTTAATTAATAAAAAAACGTGGGGGAATTATTATAAACCCCAAGAAATTTCCATTCCTTTACTCCACATTGATCCTGTAGATTTAAGAAATTCTGCTGATTATGTATTACTTTACGGTGTTAATGTGAAAGAGTGTAGTGTTAGAATACATTATGATGCTAACAGAAGGGCAGGAAGATCTTGGGATATGCCTTTAACAAACAATAAATTTATTATGTTCCCGTCTATGCAAATGTATTATATCACCAATATTCAAAAAGACTCATTAAACTTTATCCAAACAATTACTTATGAATCTATCTAATTATTTTTGGTATTTTAAATCTGCACTAACGCCTAGATTTTGTGATGAAGTTATTAAATATGCTTTAGAGAAAAAAGAAACCATGGCAATTACAGGAGGTCAAGGTAGAGATAGAAACTTAGATAAAAAACCTTTGGATAAAGAGGAGATTAGAAATTTAAAATATAAAAGAAATTCTGATTTAGTTTGGCTTAATGATACTTGGATTTATAAAGAAATACACCCCTTTGTTCATAAAGCTAATAAAAATGCTGGTTGGAATTTTGACTGGGATTTTTCAGAGTCTTGTCAATTTACAAAGTATAAACTTAATCAATACTACGATTGGCATTGTGATAGTTGGGATAAAGTTTATGACCAACCTAAAACTCCTTCTCATGAAAAAATTAGAAAACTATCCATGACGTGTCAATTAACCGATGGCTCAGAATATAAAGGGGGAGAACTAGAATTTGATTTTAGACAATATTCACCTCAAATGAGAGATGAGGCACAACATTTAAGGAAGGCACCAGAAATTTTACCCAAAGGTTCTATTATTGTTTTTCCTAGTTTTGTTTGGCATAGGGTTAAACCTATAACGAAAGGAGTACGATATTCCCTTGTCGTATGGCATTTGGGATATCCATTTAAGTAATGCATATAAATGAATATTTTAAAACTCCTATATGGGCTGAAGAAAAACCAGAATTTGTTAAATCATTAAACAAAGCTAGTGATAAATATATTAAAGAAGCTAGAAAAAGAGATAAAAAAAATATTAGAGCTACCAAAGATTTTGGAACAACTCATCACTCCTCACCTTTAACAAAGGATAACGATTTTTTAGATTTTAGAAATTATGTGGGTCAAAAGTCTTGGGAATTTTTAGACCATCATGGTTATGATATGAAACAATATCAAACTTTTTTTTCTGAAATGTGGGTGCAAGAGTTTTCTAAAAAAGGCGGTGGTCACCACTCATCCCACATCCATTGGAATCAGCATGTATCAGGGTTTTATTTTTTAAAATGTTCGGATAAGACTTCTTATCCTATTTTCCATGAACCCAGAACAGGCGCAAGATGTACCAAATTAAAAATGAAACCAGATTTAAAAGGCATATTTTTAGGTACAGAGGTAGTTCATTTTAAACTCAAGCCTGGAACCTTAATTATATTTCCAGGATATTTAGAACACGAATATGCAGTCGACCATGGCAAAGAACCTTTTAGATTTATTCATTGGAACATAACTGCCATACCTAAAGAAATGGCTAGAGATGTTTAAGAAGAATAAATATGCAATTATTAAAGAAGTTATACCAAAAGATTTAGCTACCTTTATTTATAATTATTTTTTAATGAAAAAACAGGTTTACGATACTTGTTTAAAGCAAAGATATATTTCACCCTATGAAACTTTACTTGGTTATTATGAGGGAAAAGATGAACAGATCCCCAATACCTATTCTTCTTATGCAGATATAGCTATGGAAACTTTAATGTTGAAATGTCAACCTATTATGGAAAAGACCACAGGATTAAAATTATATCCCGCATATACCTATGCAAGAATCTATAAAAAAGGGGATATTCTTAAAAGACATAAAGATAGATTTAGTTGTGAGGTCTCTACCACCTTATTTTTAGGAGGAGATAAATGGGATCTGTACCTTGAGCCATTAGGCAAGGAGGGAATGAAAGGCATTAAAGTAGATTTAAATCAAGGAGATATGCTGGTGTATAGTGGGTGTGAACTAGAGCATTGGAGAAATAAATTTAAAGGCAAAGAATGTATTCAGGCATTTTTACATTATAATAATCGTAAGACAGCTGGAGCTAAAGATAATATGTTCGATAAACGTCTGCATTTAGGTCTTCCTTCATGGTTTAAACGATGATATAATTCTTTGATGGAAGCAGTGACTCCACCACATACCTCACTGCTTCCTTTAAAGGATTTTATATGTTAGGTTTATCAGCATTCGGAGAGACAACTTTTGGCGGATTAGGCAGCTTAGGGGCCGTAATTATTCTTACTGGGAACAGTATTACCATTTCACAGGGCACCCCTACCTACGCTATTGATGGATCGGTTACTGTAACAGGTAACGGAGTTGCTGTTTCTATGGGAACGGTTACCTTCACCATCGCTGGATCTGTGGAAGTAACAGGAAGTGGACTAACAGTTTCTGATGGCGCTGAGGAAGTAAATGTGATAACGTGGAATCCAATTGATCCAGGTGTAAGTCAAA